AAAAAGTTTTATATATGACAAAATTAGACAAAATAGCAATAATTCTACCTAAGGGCATTCCTTTTAGATACATAAAAGGGCAGTTTAATGTATATTCTCTTTCCACCGTTCCTTTAACCATACCTGCTTTAGTATCGCTTATTCCTAAAGAGTTAAATATAAAGGTGGAAATATACGATGAAAGCATAGAAATAATCAATAAGGAAAGTATTAATGCTGATCTAATTGTTATAAGTGCAATCACTCCGACTGTTAACAGAGCATATAAATATGCTGATTATTTCCGCTCAAAAAAAATTCCTGTTGTTATGGGTGGAGTACATGCAACTTTAAACCCGCAAGAAGCATTGCAACATGCTAATTCTGTCATATGCGGAATTGCGATGGAAAATTTTCCTCAGATGTTAAGAGACTTTAAGGAAAACAAACTACAAAGAATTTATACACAGCAGGAAAATATTGATTTATCTCAGATGCCTTTGCCTGACATGGATTGCTATAAAAGCAAATCAAAGTTTCCAATTAAACTAAATGGAATCCAGGCAACTTTCGGTTGCGATAATAATTGTGAGTTTTGTGTCCAGCCCTTAGTTTGCTCTGGTTATCATCAAAGGCCGGTTGAGCAGGTTATTGAAGAAATAAAAACAATAAAATCAAAGTTTATAGAGTTTTATGATCCAAACATAGCAAGAGATAAGGAATATTTGAGGAGATTATGCGAAGGAATGATTCCATTAAAGAAAAACTGGGTAGCACCCGCAACAATTGATTTAGCTGATAATGAAGACTTATTAAAACTGGCTGCAAAGAGCGGTTGTAGAAGTGTTTTAATAGGTTTTGAATCAGTGAATCAAAATACTTTAAATGAAATATTTAAAGGCTTTAATAATGTGTACAAGTATCAGGACGCAATTAAACGATTTCATAAAGCAGGAATTGCAGTTGCGGGCAGCTTTGTTTTTGGATTTGACTCAGATACTAAAGATGTCTTTAAACAAACGCTTGATTTTATCAACAAAACGCACATAGATATGCCAAGATTTACTCTTAATACACCATTTCCCGGCACACCGTTTTATGAAAAGATGAAGCAGGAAAACCGCATAATTGAATATAACTGGTCAATGTATGACTGCAATCACGTGGTTATAAAACCGAAAAATATGTCAGTTAAAGAATTACAGGAAGGTTTCGACTGGATAAACAAGGAAGCCTATAAACTAGGCTCGATTCTTAAAAGGGTTGAGTTCGTAAATCTATCCTCATTGCTTGTTCTTACAGCTAATATCGGTTTAAAAACTAAATGTGGTGGTTCAGTTAAATATACACGAAATATAATGACTGATAATAGTGATATCTAAATTACACATTATTTAATAGTAACAAAAAATTTATACATAAGCCTTGTAAGTTTTTCATTGTTGTCTAAAGCCTGAAACATTTCATCTTTCAGCTCATCTGCAGGTCTTAAATGTTCAAACATGTATAATTCATAAGGCTTAACTTTTAAAACCTCGGCAATTTTTTGCAGATTTTCATTTGTTGGATAATATTTCCCATTTTCAATATTGCTGATGCTTGGCGACTCAACACCAATTAACTCAGCTAAAGCTTCCTGAGTGAGATTTTGAGATTTTCTTATCTCTCTTATACGTTTTCCTAAAAGCACTTTTATATCTTTCATACCTATAATACTGAAATAATTTCGCCAAAAAGTTAATTATGTCAGACATAATAAAAATATTGATTTCATAAAGGCATGCTTATATAATTTATTCAGTGCTTTAAATTTTTGTAATTATATAAAGCTAAAGTTAAAATATTGTTACAAAAAGAAGCATTTATCAATACTGGCTAGAGTTTAAATGATTTTTACAGCTAAAATCGGCTAATACTAACCTAATAAAATGATATTAAAATTAAAACTGAAATAAAAATCCACTTGTAAATTCTGACAAAATTAGTATAATGAACATAAATATCATAAAGCTAATTGTCAATTAAAATAGACAGCCAAGTTGTATATCCTGTGTAAATATTTTTGGATCGATAGTGTTAGGGAAAGTTAAATAGTTGAAAATCTTTATTTTTAAAATCTATAATTTTGCATGAATTGCCAAACGTTAAGCATACGTTGGCAATTTTTTGAATGAGTATTAATTGTAAAAACAGCTAGTTTCACAATTTTGGAGGAAAAACATGATAGAGAATGACATTAAACAACAACTAATCACGGCAAGCATTGACATAGACGCAAATATTGCTTTAGGAGCTATGCCAACTACTCCCGATAACGTAATTGTTATAACAACTGCGGATAGTATATTAACAAGTTCATTAAATACCCTTACTAACCAAGCTCTTATCCCTCCGGGTATCTCTGACATTCAGCAAACCGTTTCAATATCGGTAAGAAACACAAGTTATACCAATGGACAGGGAAAAATCTGGGATATTTACAATGAATTAGTTGGACAGGAAAGCGGTTATAAAGTCTGCAATAGCAGAAAAATGTATATAATGGCTGCACAACCTCCTCATTATTCCAGTACAGATGGAAGCAACAGAATTATTTTCGTATTCAATTTTGTAGTTAATACCTCAAGAGATAATTAAGGAGATAAATATATGACATTAACTAAAGAAGCGGGATTATTAGGTCTTGATGATGTAAAGATATTTGAAGTTACTGCTGATACCGCAGGGAGTTTAACATATGGGAGTGCGGTTGATGTTCCAAGCATGCAGAATATTAATTTAGCTCCAAATTATATTCAAAGACCATTGATGCAGGACGAAGAAATCGATGGATATTATTCAAAACTTCAGTCTGTTTCATGGTCTTTTTCTAACGTAAAGGTGAGTCTTGACGCTTTGAATATTTTAGAAGGCGGAACAATTACCAGCACTGGTTCTACTCCAAACCAAAAGCATACTTACACATTATCAGATACAAGTGCACCAAAATACTTTAAACTCGAAGGTAAAATTAACTATTCCCCTGACACCATAGGAGATTTTCATCTTGTGCTGCATAAATGTAAAGCCTTGTCAACGCATGTTGAATATAAAGCTCAGAACTACGCAATCATATCAGCCAGCGGAATAGCTATTCCAACAGTAAATAACAGCAAGATCAGAGATTACGTGGTTAACGAGACAGCAGCAGCAATAAGTTAAGGTAAACTATGAAAATTCAATTAAACAAAATAATAACGTTTTCCTTGATTATAGGAATTATTTCTTGTATAGGATATTTTACACTAGCTGTAAAAGATGAAACTTCAACAAAGATAGTATCAATAGTTCAAAAACAAGCAGATTATCTTTTTCCTATAGAAACTGAAGGGAAATATGGTTACATTGATAATAAAGGAAAAGAAATTGTAAAACCTCAATATGAGGAAGTGTTTCCATTTTCTGAAGGATTAGCTGCTGTAAAAATAAATAATAAGTTTGGATATATCAATACAAAAGGTAATTTTGTTATACAACCAGAATTATGTTCAGCCCAAAATTTTTTAGAAGGACTTGCGCTTGTTAGCCCTGATTGTGTTTCAAAATATTTTATTAATAATCAAGGTTTAAAAGTTATAGAAAATAAACAAATAGATTTCATTAATAGCTTTGACGATGGTTTAGCTTCAGGATTCCTCTTCAAAGAAGGAGAACAAGCAAGCGAACAAATTGTTTTTGTTAATAAAAATGGGGAAATACTTCTGGATTTGAGCAAGCTAGGATACTATAGTTGCGGAGAAGAATTAATATGCAGGAACTTTTCTCAAGAGTTTTTAGCAGTTAATGATAGAAAATTATATCTTGAAAAAAATATATATAAGTGGGGTTTTATAGATAAAAAAGGAACTACAATTGTTAAGCCTAAATATGAATATGTTCATGATTTTTCTGATAATCTTGCAGCAGTTGAGGTAAATGGCAAATACGGTTACCTTAATAAACAAGGAAAAGAAGTTATAAAACCTCAATATGATGATGCTAAAGATTTTTCAGAAGGATTGGCAGCCGTTTTAATTAAAGATCGGTGGGGATTTATTGATATATCGGGCGAAATGGTTATAAAACCCGAATTTTACGATGTTAAAAATTTCAGTAATGGTGTAGCAGCAGTTGCAATGTCGATTAATACCTGGGGTTACATAAATAAAAAAGGAGAATTAATAATACAACCTCAATTTGATGAAGCAGAATCTTTTAAAAATGACTTAGCTAAAGTATCTAGTGAAAATAAAAATGGATATATAAATAAAAACGGTGAATTTATTTGGTCTAATATCAGTAAAAAACAGAAAAGAAGTTTAAATTTTGAAAAAACAAACATAAATGCTTTAGATGAGTATATAAATAACGTAACAAATAATATTAATAAAAATTGGAATCCTCCCAAAAGTGACCATAATTACAGTATTACAATACTTTTTAATATTGACAAAGATGGATATCCAACAAATATAGAGATTGAAAATTCTTCAGGTGATGATAATTCAGATAACGCAGCTATAGATGCTGTTAACAAAGCAGCACCATTAATACCATACCCTAAAGAATTTAATATAAATGAGGATAAAATATCTATTACCTTAAAATATAACAGCCTTAGGGTAGGAGAGTAGAATAATGTCACAGAAATTAAATGCCCAAATACAAACTAGCAGCTATAATTTTGAGAATGCACAACCAGGAGATATATGGTCTACAGATGCAGTTAACTCATATATAAAGGAATTTGGGAAGTTGCCACCAAATGGAGCAATGGCATCAGAACATTTTGCTTGGAGTGAATTATTTGATCCTAGAAAAGGATTACCACCAAGGGATGTTGTTCAAAGTTATGGTAGGTTGGCAAATAATCTTGAGGTATATAGACACTCTTTAGGCGATAGATCTATAACTATAACTTCAGGATTTCGTTCGTCAGCTTACAATACAAGCATAGGTGGCGCTACAAATTCTTGGCATACAAGAGGAGCGGCTGTTGATATTACAGTACAAGGCATGACTCCGAGGCAAGTACAAGATCACCTAAATTCTATTCATAATGGTGGCTTAGAATACGCTCCTACTTGGACCCATATAGATACGGGTGCAAATAGACGATTTGATGACAAAAATAGATCAGTAACAAATACATATAACCAAGGTGCCAGAGATCAAGCTGTAAATGGTTATGCTAATCGCACTAATAGAGCTAACCAAAACCAAAATAATCAAAGAGGTAGCGGAGGTGGAGGTAGTTCAGTTACTGGCGGTGCTGCACCAGCACAATCTACTCACCCAAATGCCGAAACACCTTCGCTGGCTGAAGATCGTGTAAAACACAACCCTCCCCCTACACATAATAATCCTTCAAACGAAAGCCAGCATGAACAGTATGTAAAAGAACAATTTAAGGGCTCTAGCACTCGTGACGACCAGCTCGAGGAAATATTAAAGGTTTCAATTCAAAATAGAGAACAAATAGGTAAAGCTGCTGAAACTCTGGGCAAAGGACTGTCAAATCTGGCAGGGAAGGCTAAAGACGCATGGGGTGGTATGTTCCACAAACCTTCTGGCACCCTTCTCAAGGGTAGCGCAGAAGTAAAAGATTTTTACCATCCAGCGACAGAGCAAGTAAATTATAATGTAACAGCAAGAGTGATGAATCAAGAGGGTAAACCAGTAGGTCTGGAGGGAGTCCTCGACCTTTCTGGCACTTCACATCCCCCAGCTACATCAAAGCCGTTTGCTCGAGAAAAACCATTCAGTACGCCTAATGAATTAAGTAAAGCAGCATAAAGGAAAAAATAAATGATTCTAAACATCAAAAAACCATTTTTTATATTATTTAATAAAGATTCCTTGTTTAATTTATTAATATTTTCAATAATTAGTATTTTAAACACTTATTCATTTTTTTTGCCAACCTTTATGAATGTTGTGATAATGGGCATCCTGTTTTTTACAACAATTGCATTACTATTTGGTTATATTGTTGAAACAGTCCATATTTCAATAAAAAATTGTGAAGAAAAAATCAATTTACCTAGTTGGAAGTTAAATATACTTACATATTTAAAACATTCATTTTCTTTAATAGTAATTCTTATAATTTATCAATTAATAATAACATTGATTACTTATGTGATTTCAGTTCCATTTGAAAATTTAGATAAAATTATTTTTTCTTTAATTTTTCCTTTAATAATCATTATGTACGCTAAAAATTTTAAAATACTGGAAGCATTGAATTGCAATTTGTATCTACAATTAATAAAAAATAATTTTAAAAAATTTCTTATTATTTCTATACTTTCCACATTGTTTTTTATGATAGTTTTTATTGCTATTGATGCAATTAAAGCTTCATTTATAGGCTCAGGAGTAGATTCTTTATATTTTTATATCTTTAATTATATTTTATACATCAGTTCTTTTTTGGTTGTTTTATTTTATTCGCAATTATTTAAACCAGAGAGGGAGGAAGTCAAATGCCTTTAATGGAATTTTTAGAAAAAGTCCCAATTGTGGGATTGATTCCTAAATATATTAAATTAAGAGGTGATAACTATGACAAATAATGAACAAATAGAAATGTCTCTGACTAAATTGACATTATATTCAATATTAACTTTATCTTTATATACAGTTATATGGTTTTATAAAAAATGGGAATTTATTAGAAAAAATAATATTAAAAAAGTAAATCCATTAATTAGAACATTGATAATGGGATTGCCAATACTTAATTTTATTATGCCTATTTTATTATTTAAAGAACTTTTTGCTTATAGCACAAACTGGGGTAAATATAAAATAATTTCAATTTCTACTATATTTAGTTTTATTTTCTGCGTGATTTTATCTTTCGGATATGATTATGAGCCTAATAATCCTTATATATATATATCTATTTTAAACTTTTTACCCATTTTAATTGTTCAATATTACATTAATTCAAGTATTAGGGAGAAATTAAAAAATGCCCGGTGAAGATAAAACTAAAGAATTAAAAACTAATGAGTTACATGAAATTATAAAAAAATCCGCATCTGAAGAAATTATTTCAAGCGGAACGGAAAAATCTGGAGAAGAACTTTTAAAGGCTATAAATAAGGGAGTAAGAAAAGGAGAACTCTCTATACTACAAGCCAGAATTGCTAAAGAGGTTCCAAAGGCTTTAATGCAAAGTGGAAAAGCATTAGGCAAGTTCTTTAAAATTACTACTTTAATTGATATTTGTTCACATAAAGAAGATTTGAGACAAAAAATAATTACAGATACTCCAAGATTAGCTCCAGGAGGATGGGGGATTTTAGGTGAAGTTTGGAATTATAAAGCGGATGAATATATTAAAAACATTGATAAACAAGCAATTTTGAATTATTTTGAGGCAAGAAAAGCAGAAATAAGGGAATTACGGCAATATATAGACGACCTTCCATTGATTAGATTAGAAAATCAATATAAACAATTATTGGAAAAAATAGATAACTTAGTCAAAGCAGGTCCGGGTCATGGTGCTGAAATAGACAAGGCTTTTGAGCAATTAGAGGAATTAGACAAACAAATTGAAGGTCTGAAAAAACAATCAAAAAGCGGAAGCGGTGGAGGTGGTGGCTCTCCAACTGGTGGTGCCGCTCCTATAACTGATGACCAACGCTATGAACAATTAAAAAATGACTCATCATTACAAAAAGGTCATTATGACCCATCAATGATGACTGAAAGTCAGCATTCAGAGTATTTAAAGAATGAGTTCAAAAATTCTTCGACAACAGATGACCAACTTTTTGAAAGATTAAAAGATCAATTTGAAAAAGGAGAAGGACTGGATTCCCTTATTACCAGAAGGGAAGAAAAGGTTACAGCTGAAATATTTCAGGGCGACACTTTCTATGATCCAGTAACAGAACAGGTAACTCCAAATGTTACTCAAAGAGTTTTAAATAAAAATGGCATTCCCATGTCAGATAAAATAAACACACCGAGCGAAACCTCTTTGCCGGGAGTTGCATCCCAGCCATTTAATCGTGAAAAACCATTCAGTACACCTAATGCTTCGACTATAAAAAATACTTTATACGGTGGCGTTAAATTAGGCTATAGCTACGCTAAAGGATTTTTACGTGACCGCTCCAGAGAATTAATGTTTGGCAAAAAATTGTCAAAAATAATGGGCAAAGCAGACGCATATCGAAATTATGCCAACATGGCTAAGGGCTTAGCTAAAACTTTTGCAAAGAGCCAATGGAAAGCCGCATCTACTGCAGTAAAAGCTTTTGCAAATGCCGCATGGCAATCTGTTGCTAATACTGTTGTTGGTCAAGCAATCGGAAGTGCTGTAGCTTGGGCAGGGGCACAATTGGCAGCAATGTGGGGAGCATTAACTGCGCTTCCATTTATAGGAGGGGCAATAGCAGCTGTTGGAGCAGCTGTTTCCTGGGCAATTGGTCTTGCGATTTCATTCTTATTCCCGTGGTAACAATATAAAAGTGATATTTAGATAAAAACGAGGTAAACAAATATGGTAGACACATTCAATTATCCTTACAAACAGGCTCACGTTAACTCAATCCAGTTCAAAACCATTGTGGATGAAACATTTACCGGTAAAGAACAAAGACGTGATACCTGGACTAACCCAAGAATGAGCTGGGTTCTTGATTTTGAGAAAAACCCTACAAATACGGCAGCTGTAGCAACTTTTTTCAAGAGTCAAAAAGGTCGAAAAACAGCCTTTAATTGGACGTGGGATTCTTCAAAAGGCGGGGATGGCAATACTTATCTTGTCAGGTTCGCTTCTGATGTGCTTAATTTTAATATTCTGGAATCCGGTTATTCCACTTTTAGCATTCAATTTGTGGAGGTGGTTGAGTAATGGGTAAAGGTTTAACTGCTTCGCAAAAAACAGAAATTGCAAAATCAGCACTTAAAACCAGAACCCTGATTACGATTAGTCTTGATAGTGGTCCCTTCAGGATTCTGGCAAATGATTCTTCAGCAAGTATAGTTATTAATTCAAATACATATTACGCAAGGATGGTACAAGCATCCGACATTGAAACCTCATTGGACGGAACCACTGACAGTATGTCCATAAGCGTTTCTGACATTGCCCAGGAATTTTCAGCATTGGTTGCAAATAATGGAGATGTTCTCACCAATAGAGGTTGTAAAGTCGAGGAAGTAATCTTCGATGGAAATACAACTACTATTATCGGTGATCCCATACTATTATTCGATGGAAAGATTAATAAAATCCAGCTAACCGCTAAAACATTTGTATTTACTGTTGAAAGAATACTGAATAACTATTCTTCACTGAGTCCTAATATGATTTTTGATGTGAACTGCCAGTGGAGATTTAAAGATAGCAGGTGTACTTATTCTGGAGCCGAAACAAAATGCGATAAAACGCTAACACGGTGTAAGGCTTTAAGTAATGTAACTAATTTTGGAGGTTATCCATCAGTGGTACTTCCTACACCGACTAAATAAAATCATTATAAAAGTAGATTAATTAGATACAGAGGGAAATATATGAGTGTTACAGATAGAAACAATTTAGGCTTTGACTATGAAAGTCCTGCCTATAGGTTTGGTTCTTTAGAGACACAGGCGAATAATTGTTTGTCTGTACCTATAGTCTATGGAAAAGCCAGAGCTGCAGGCAATAAAATATGGCAAAGCTCAGGAACAACAAGCTTTAACGCATTAGTATGCTTTGCTGAGGGTAAAATAACCGGATTTTCAGATATAAGAATAAACGATATTTTAATAACTGATTCTGCTCTTAATGGTTGTACTTATACAGCTTATTTGGGAGACGGTGTACAGCAAATTGATGATAGGGTTCCGGGTGATACTCAAGCTGATAAGGCAGAACTTGTTGGCGGGTTAAAATATACGGCTTATCTTGCTTTAAGAATAAAATCAGGTCTTAAAGTCGCTAGTAACTATATGGATGTAAGTGCGGTCTTGCAAGGAAAAGCCGTAAGGATTTATACAAATACTTCAGCCTATACAACTATGTATTCCAATAATCCTATATGGTGCATTCTGGACTTCTTAACCTGCTACAACGGCTGTGGTTTGTCTTATAGCAATATTGACATCCAAAGTTTTATTGATGCAGCCAGCTATTGTGATGAAAAAATCAATCCGGTTAACGCAACAGGAACAGTAAGCGTAACCTCCGGTTCAAAAACTGTAACGGGTTCGGGAACCAAATTTAAAAACGAAGTGAAAGTCGGCGATCAGGTTACAATTAATGGAGAAAGCAAAGATGTTACGGAAGTTAGCAGTGATACATCTTTAACCGTTGCTTCCAATTTCTCCAGCACAGCCAGCAGTCAAACAATGGTTGTTAAAGATACCAGATACGCTCTTAACATTATCCTTGATACAAGAAAAACAAGGCAGGACTGGTTAAACGAAATGTTAATCTGCTGCCGTGGTTTTCTTAAATACAATGGCAGCAAAGCATCCATAACAATAGAACAGGATGCAACCTCAGTCCAATCATTTGCGCAAGACGACATTATAGCTGACAGCGAAGTGTTCTGGACAACTCCGAAAGAGCAAAGGTGCGACATATTTAAAATCAGGTATATGGACCCGGATAATCAATATGCAAGAGCCTATGCGGTTGCGGAAGCTGATACATTCCTGAATGATCCGCCTATTATACAGGAAATAGTAGCGCTTGGGATAACAAGTTTTAAGCAGGCATCAAGATTAGCGTGGTTTTACCTTAATCAGGCTAATACATGCGACAAATTCTTTTCATTTATGACAACTAAGAAAGCTCTGGACAGGACACCGGGCGATATTATAGACCTTACAAGCACATTTATGGGCTATGAAAATAAAAAGATGGTTGTCGTCAGTATGAATGAAACACAAGAAGGTCAAATTCAGCTGATTTGCAGAGAATTTAATTCTGCCTTATATGCTGACACATTAGGCAGTGTTGCCCCTGTATTTAATACGGTTAACCTTACCGATGTTCTTGATACTCCTGATGATGTTCAAAATTTGGCATCTGCTCAAAATCTTAATTCCATTATATTAACATGGCAGCCTATTTCTAACCCTATTGCCACATATGAAATCAGGGAAGGGACTTCTTGGAGCGAATCAAGGCTTATTGCTAAAGACCTTACAGGCTCAAGTTATACGGTATTAAATATCCAGAAAGGAACATTTAAATACTGGATATGCGCTGTGAACAAATACGGCAATTATTCTGCAAACCCCAAGCTTTCGACAATAGTTGTCAGTGATATTCAGGAAGTTAATACTATTTTAAATGAAAATATTTTTGATGATGACCTGTCAGCAGGAACTTTCGTTAATTGCTATGGGGTTTATAACAGAGTTGCGCTTGATTCTGTTGATACCTGGACAAGTTCAGGCACTTGGGACGATGCAGGCAAAGACTATGCTCCTGATGGTTATTGGGGATCTGAAGTCGAATCCACAGGTTCATATACAACAAAAGTTTATGATATAGGCACTAATTTAACTTCAATAATCAGTGTTAACTATGATCTAAGCAGCAGAGACGATGCCAGCAATATAATAGTTGAATGGAAATACAGCGAAGATAATATAACGTGGACTGACTGGCAAATCTTCTCTCAGGGTAGTTCTACCTTCAGATATTACCAGTTTAAAATAACATTAAATAGTCCAAACAATAGCTATACAGCCGTGTCAAACTTTATAGTCAATATAGATGTACCTGATAGAGACTTTTATTTTGAAGATCAGGTAATATCAGTAGCTGCTAATGGAGTAACGGTTAATTTTGATCCGGCATACGCAAATATACCTGCGGTTGTTGCAAATATTTCAGATGGAACAAACGGATACTGTGTAGTTACATCCAAAACTACATCTCAGGCAACTGTAAAGGCATATAACAATTCAGGAATAGCTATTACAGCGCAAGTAGATATTAGAGTAAAAGGATATTAATAAACCGAAAGGAGAATGAAATGACAACTTACACTTGGACAGATAATGCAATGCAGGGCGGAGGAGCTTGCGATGTGGATAAGGTAAATGATAATCTTATGCACCTGAAATATGACAATGTTTCACCACAAGATGGCAAGGTTCCTTATTCTGCTGTGTCAGGCAAGGTTGATGCTAATGGATATGCTAATTTTATTATAAAAATCGACAATTCAAGCGTTAAAATTGAAGCGGGCAGTAGCAATCCTAACCTTGTAATAGCTTATCCTGATGGTTCTCTGGAAACAATAAGCGCAGATTATACTATTTCAAGCATTTCTTCAGATGGAACTTATACAGTAATAAAAGAAAAAGGACAAAATCCTTTAATAACTACAAAGACTATTACAGAGGATATTAAAGCTCCAACTTCTCCTGTTGATGGAGATTATTGGTTAAATATAGGTATAAAACCTATGGCGCCTTATAAAAGAGTTGGCGGCGCATGGATAGCAACTCAATATACGAAACTAGGCGAGTTTACAAGAACATCGGGAACGATTGGAACACCAAAAAGCTATGCTTTTAATGGTCAATCAGTTATTGAACAAGCTCTAGCAAATAATTATTTGACGAATATTTCCTTTAATCACAATATAGGCTCTGATTGTATTTGCAAAAGTGAATTGATATGTATTTCAGCAGAATTAGGTTACGCAATAGGAGATAAAGCGCTGCCATTAGGAAAAGAAGGTGGTGGAAATTTTGATACAGATGGTATTGCATATATGTTAAACAAATTGTCAGGATTGACGCATTCTACAAGAAGCGCAGGAACATTATACCCTTTTGCGGTTGTTAATACATCAACCATTACAGCAGCAAGGGCTACTTATAGTAATTGGAATATTAGGTTTATAACAAAAAGGAGTTTTTAATTATGTCTTTTAAGCAATGCAGAATATTGAATAAATCAATTAATGTAGTGTTCTATGGTGAAATAGATACTGAATTTGAAGGCAAAGACTTTTATGAATTGGTTGAAATTCCTGATGATGGAAAACCCTACAAATGGGATGGAAGTAAAGTAATAGAAGATATAGAAAAAGAGCAGCAAAAACAAAAGTTGGATGCTCTTGAAAAAGACTGGGAGGCTCTTCCAAAAGGAGTTCAATCATTCTTTAAAAGTAATTATGGAGATGTTAAAGACGCTCTACAGGCAGGGAATAAAGCTGAAGCTGTTCAAATAATGATTGATATTGAGCCTATGGTTCCAGATTCCTTAAAACCTACATATCAGGCGTTATTACAGAAAATACAAAACTTTTAGTCATGTCTTTAAAGCGAATAATCCTTCACTGGACAGCCGGACAAAATATGCCAAATGATACTGACAAACGCCATTATCACTTTATGATTGATGGGGAAGGTAAAGTACACGCTGGTAAATATAAACCTGAAGACAACCTGAATTGCAGAAGTGGAGGCTATGCTGCTCACACTGGAGGTGGCAATACCGGAAGCATTGGTGTTGCTCTTTGCGGAATGCTTGGCTTCTGCAATTCAAAGCAGGTTGGAAATTGCCCTTTGACTAAAAAGCAATGCGAAGCAGCTTTTAAGTTTATGGCGGAGCTTTGTAAAAAGTATAATATAGCTATAACTCCAGAAACTGTGCTTACACACAAGGAATTCGGAGATGCTAATCCTAAATCTACAAGCCACGGCAAGATTGATATCTGTTATTTGCCCCCTTGTCCTGAAATTAAACCCAGAGGAATCGGGGATTTTATAAGAAATAAGGTACAATGGTATTACCAGAGGGTATAATGTTCGAACATCATGACACAATTAAAATCCTATCAATTGACGGTGGTGGAATACGAGGGTTTATTCCAGCATTATTGCTTGCCAGAATCGAACAGCAAAAACAGGCAAAGATATATGAATTATTTGACTTTTTCGCAGGAACATCAACAGGCGGGATAATCTCCCTATTGCTTAACAGGCCTGATCCTGTTCCTGCCAGCAAGATTGTGGAAATATACAGTGATGATGGGGCTAACAGGATTTTTAAGAAAAACGCTTTTACTCCCTTAAATTACCTGTCCAAGGGTGAAAAATATAATCGTAAAGGCATAGAAGGAGTATTAGCGGAGAATTTGCAGAATTATTGCTTAAAAGATACCCTCAAGCCTGTTTTAATCCCATCTTACGAGATGGAAAGCAGAAATGCAGTATTTTTTGCTAACTACGATGAGAGATATAAGGATGTTTACTTGAAAGACGTTGCAAGAGCAACATCTGCAGCTCCAACATACTTTGAACCCTATAAAATTGAAGGCAAGGGGACATTTATTGACGGCGGTGTGGCTGTTAACAATCCCGCAATGTCAGCCTTCATAGAGGTTATTAAAATTTTAAGAAGGGAAAATATTGAGCCTTTAAGTAAAAGGATAATAGTGGTTTCTCTTGGTACTGGAACAGCCACATCTTCGCTTTATTACGATGAAATCAAAAACTGGAATCCCCTGCAATGGGTGGCGGGTCCATTAATTGATACTTTTTTCAATGGAAACAGCAGAACTGTCGAACATCAACTGAGGACTTTACTGCCACAGGACTGTTATTACAGGTTCCAGCTTATGCTTCCTGATGAAAAAGGAGCGGATAAACTGGATAATTCAGATAAAAAATGTTTAAACAGGTTAAAAGGCCTGACTCAAAGATATATTGACCATGATTATGTTGATAATATGCCTATTGGCTGGTATTCAAGAATTAATACCCTGTGCCAGGGACTGCAGACAAACGTGAATATCAATTAATGCATTAATCGGCTAAATAATCCTCTATTCTCTTCAGAATTTCATTTTTCTCATTATCCCCAAGCTTCAAATACGGTCTAGCCGGAATTTCAACAGTTTTATTCCTGCCAGCCTTCCCTCCGAACTGGTGAATAGCAGCATAAACCTTGTTTGTCCCGACAACCGCAGAATCCGAATCATAGGAATTGGTAATTGAAGCTGCCAACTCACCACGCATTTGAAGGATTTTTCCGGGATAATAACCTTTTTTACTCCGCTGCTTTATTGTAGCGGGTTTAAGACCTTCCCACTTGGGTCTTCCTTCTGCCTCAAAGTTGCTTTCGATAGAATCCATCATAATCCCTGCAATATTTTTCATAATCGGGCGAAGATTTTCTGTTTTGGAAATCAATTTTTGCAAATACTGCTGGATTTCTTTATCGTCAATCTTTATTTCTATCGGTTCCGGCATAAAATTTCTCCATGATTGGATAATTTGCAATCAATATCTCTTTAAACATTTTGTTTTTGCGGTCATCCCCCAGTTTGTTGTTGATTCCGTTAAGCCTTTCAACCGCAATCATTTCATAGCCGTTGTAAAGTTCACGAATTTTAGGAGCATCATCATATGAGAGCAAAAATCTACCTTTAATTTCTCCTAAAGTAGCTCTTAACCTTTCGTGGTCAAAGGCTTTTGTGGAAGTTACCGCATAACCGGCTCCGCAACTGTATGGAGGATCACAATAAAAAAATGCATCTTCATGATCGTATTGTTTAATGAATGCTTCAAAATCCTTGTTTTCAATGAGGACTTTATCAAGTCTCTTGTGAATGGCATCGATTCTAAAGAGTATATTTCCCTGACTTTTGCTTGCTCCGCCGCATGATTTTTTGGTACATCCAAATGTTTCTCCTCTGCCTCCAAAAGAACGGGTTATTAAATATAAGAAGCGGACTGCTTTTTGAATATCTGTTATGCCTTCTGTTTTCATAAATTGAACAAACATTTCCCTGCTGCCAAGAAGATAATTCAGCTCTTCCTTTAAAGCATTGGGATGAAATTTTACAATTCTAAATAAGTTTACAAGCCTGCCATCAAGATCGTTATAAACCTCCAAATCCGCCCATTTGTCTTTATAGAAAAGGATGTAGCCTCCTCCTCCGAACACCTCTAAATACGAAACCATATCTTTGGGAATTAACGGCTCTATTGTTTTTCTCAGGAGTCGTTTGCCTCCAACCCAATTGATAAGGTATTTTGTGTCAATTGTCATTATTGTGCCTCCATTTCTTTAAATTGCCTGGGTTGTAACTCCAACCCGCATCAGGTGAAATTTTATGCCCTGTTAATGAATCCGTATAAACCGCAACAGGCTTTTCTTCACCTGTTTTTTTCGAGACCACCCTCATTTCTTGAGATAATTGCCCTTCTGAAGAATCCACATCAAGTTTTCTGTCTTTTGTGTTGTCTTCTGATAAAGCCCTGACCCTGCATCTGCAGCCCCAGCCATTGGGAGGATAGAATGAATTCCAAAATGGATCGTCATATCTGAAAATTCTGCCGTTAAGCATTGCATGAGACGGTCTGGTTCTTCTGTCCATTACAGCTACATATTGAAAATACGGACGATTTTCGATGTTATCAATTTGTTCTTTGTACCTGCCTGCCATATATGAAGTCTGAATGTTTGTTCTGTAAATTGTTTTCAATCTCCACGGAGAGCCCAACTGGACGGTGACTGTTTCTTCTCCATCTGGAATCAAGGATTTATCTTTTATCAGCTTGCGTTTTAAAAGTTCATCTCTTACTTTATCAGGAGTTCCTGAAATAATGCCCCACCAGCCTTTGTTTTTCAGCTTTGGCTCAAGCTCTTTTTTAAACTGCTGCAAGGTTAGACCTTCATCCAGAGACTTTTGAACAATTTCTCTGATATCGTTTAAAATATCTTTCCGCATAACTTTTGCAACTGTAAAAGACCTCGTATGAGCATCCTGCCAAATCTCATGCCAATCCCAAGAGAATTTATATCCTTTGGACTTAAGATATTTAATAGCCTGCTCAGGAGGCAGTGTTATCAGGTATTTCAAATCAGGCTGCATTGATTCTTTCCTCTGCCATCTGTGCATATTCAGGATTAAGTTCAATTCCAAGCCAGTTGCGGTTTAATTTTTTTGCAACCAAACCTGTTGTCCCTGAACCCATAAAAGGATCAAGAACTATGCCATTTTCAGGACAGCCTGCTTTGATCGGTGTTTCAATTAATTTTGGAGGATAGACAGCAAAATGAGCACCCTTGAAGTTGGTTGTGGAAATATTCCAGACTGCACGTTTGTTTTTGCCTTGCAGTTTGCCTGATAGGATTTTCTGTTCAAGTCTTTCAAAGTTTTCCTTGCTTAATCCCTGATAATGAGAGCCTTTGTTTTCATTGCAGCCGGTTTTGCAGCGTTTTATTGTTGATTCTTTAAACGGTTCAATTTGTTGGACAAAATGATATTTGCGTTTTTTGACAAAGAAAAACATATATTCAAAATCAACCGTGAATCTGTCCTTTGCACTTGTTGGAGTGCAGTTTGGTTTTTGCCAGATGATTACGTTTCTTAAAATCCAACCTCTATTTACCATTTCAACAGCAAACTTGAAGGGGATAAGCAATAAACTCTTGTCATATTTGCCTCTTGCGTGTGCGGTTTTTGGCAAATAACTTAAATCATCCGGCAGGAAAGAATTTTTGCCTTTGCAGTGACCTGAATAAGACAACCCCATGCAGCTTCCGCCATAAGTGTCTCCAAGATTTACCCAGCATGTGCCTGAATCTTTAAGAACTCTTTTTGCCTCATCAAAAATGTCGCAGAGATGTTCGATGTACTGGTTAAAATCAGGTTCCTGTCCGAGCTCTCCTTGCCATCCGTCATTCCAGACAACGGGGTTTGTGCCGTAATCTCTTAAGGCCCAATAAGGCGGTGAGGTTACAACGCAGTCAACCGACTGACTTTGAAGTTGTTTGAGTGAATTTAAGCTGTCTCCAACTATCATTTTGTTAATAGAATCCATTTTGCCCCCTAAATTTTTTGTTATTTTAAATTTGCATTTTCTTCATTCACACTGAGTCTGCCCCAGATTTCTGATATAAAGATTATTTTTTCCAGCATTTTCTCTATTTGACTTGTTTCTAACCCCTGTTCTGAAAGTTTTTCCTGAATTTCTTCATATGAACTTGCATTATTAACAAGCTCCATAACAGAGCCAAAAATATTTTTTGCTTGCTCCTGCAACTCTTCTGCTGAAAATGAATCTATAAAGTCATCTATAATTTGCTGGTCAGGAAATTCTGATTGTGTTTCTTTAAATTCTTTAAATGATTTTTCTTGTGAAGCAGGAGGAATCTCTTCCGGCTTTATAACTTTTGTTTCAAGATTTGAGACTTCTATATCATCTTCTTCAAAGCCATAAGTTCTCATTAAATATTTTTTTGTGAATTTAACTCCGGCATCAAAGAGAATCTTGTCTCTTTGTGCAAGATTCAAGTCAACATCTTCTTCTTCATACATAGTGAAGACTGGTATCTCACTTTGCCCTGCAAAGTTAAGTTCGTAAATCCAATAAATTAGCTGATTTAAAGTTCTTTCAACAAGTTTTTTATCAGCATTAATAATATCTTTTCTGACATCAAAGTGAGTTTTTGAAGCTGAATAACTGCCTTTGTTGCCAATTTCTGTGGTTAAAGTCTGTCCCAGAATAGCTTTTGAAATTTCAGCGTTCATCTTATCAACAAGTCTTTCGTAGATTTCTGCTGAAGATGTTTTTGTAGCTTCCTGAATTTCAATGGTTGAATCATCGGGAATTATTGCAATGGCATCATGAACCATAGCTTCAAGCATATTTGCAAAATTATTTGAGTCTTCTTTGCCTGTTCCACGGGGATGCTTGCCGATTAGAAACGGCATCCCGTATTTTTCGGTGAACTTTATCCAGAATTTAAGTCCGCCTTTTTTAAGGATTACATTCCAGAATATGCGTGATAAAGTCCTTTCACCGTAAGGATTTTCATAAGTTGGTTCATACTGCGGACAAAGAAATTTTCTTGGCGGCAATAATTCTCCGTTAAAATTCGATTTGGTTTTAAATTTCAGATTGTTGTCATCATCAAAAACAAACCATTCAGGAGGTTTTGCCTTTATTTGAGAGGGGAGCGTATAAGTGCCGTTTGGTTTCCACATTATTTCAATGGGCTGGAATCCAAAGAAAACAGAATTGAGAATTTCAGAAATTAAAGTGTTCAGGTCAATACTCTTAAAAAAGTTTTCAATAACCTGTGCCTGTTTTGATTTTGCCTTACCTCTGTCTATTTCCCATTCAAGGGAAAGGACACCGGATTTTCTTGACTGCACGCAAGCCCAAACGTGAGGGTCAGATAATAAATCCCTGTAAATTCTGATGTCTTTGCCCTGCTTTCGTAGGACAGGGTCGGGGTCGGGAAGGTTTTGAAGTATGGAATAAAAATCAATAGAGCGATTTCTTGTCGCTATTTCATTGGATATATTGCTTTTAACTTCGTTAAAAAGCACATATTCTCGCTCATTAATCCATAATTTTTTCATTGAAAAAACCCCTGTTTAATACAAATCAAAATCTATGTTGTCGCAAAGACCTTTTGTCATATCTTCTGTTTCCCGACGACATCTTGTTTCTATGTGTATTGGTTCATAATTGTTTTCTGCTGAGTGAAGAGCAAGGGCTAAAGCCCAGAACCTGTCTGCGTGACCTGAAGCATCTGACTTTTCAACATCAAACCTGATATTTCCTGCTGCCGTCGTAGTTCGTCTGACGGAGTGAAGGTCTTCTCTGATTTCATATTCCGCAGGAATATACACAGTTTTATCTTCAAAATGTGTTCTGAGCCCATAGGCAAGTTCCTCCTTAACTTTGTTTGTAAAGGTAACAGCTTCAGCTCTGTACTGACCGAATTTTTTCTGTGCAGATTCAGCCAGATGCATCCCGATTCCTGTAGAATCAATGCAGCAACGTCTTAGGTTTTTATGTTTCAGGATATTGTAGAGAATTTCTTCCTGAATACGGAATTCAGTATTTTCAAGAACCCTGAGCATTCTTGTGTAATTAACCCTGCCAAGTTTTTCCAAGACCCAGATAACTGTTAAATCTTTCTTCCTGCCTATATCCATTCCCACATAAATATCGCCTGTTAATGCTTCAAGTTCCTTATACAAATTTTCAAGTTCACAGGAAACAATAAGCTGATATGGAAGAAATGCGGTTGCTTCATCTATTGCCACACAGCAATATTCCTGAAGCCAGGTAAATTCGTTAAAACATCCGGCTCTTTGCTCATCCAGCCATTGCTGTTTTTCTTTTTCAGTTGCACTTTTGCCGAGTATTTTACTAACAAGCCCTTCATCGACTGCAAGCTGTATGGGTGTTGTATGGAGACTCCAGTTTAATTTTGCAGGCGTATCATCTGCAGGATTCATTTCTTTTTTTACCTGCTCTATGAATTTATAGAACATGCAGTTTTGACCGTTATGGGTGGATAAAATCCTTATAGGGTATTTCCACGTTGTACAGGGCTTGGCAGCAGCCCACAAATCCTCTGCGTTATTATGATGCGCAAACTCATCAAGAACGACTTTCCCGCCTTTGCTCCTGAATGCTTTGGGGTTTGAACTCAGTGCATTAATTCTTGCACCATTGGCAAACTCGATAACAAATGCTTTAATATCCTCTTCAGAGTTAATAATTACTTCTCCGAGGGATGTTGCAGCAATGTCATAGAGTTTAGCCCATTTTTCACAATAGTTTATGTATTCCCTTGCGGCTGATTCATCTGCTGAAGAAAACCATACATTTTCAACAGCATTAACTACGCAATCTCTTACGTCCTCATAGCTCTGAACATAGGTTGCACCGATACGACGGGACTTTTCCCATATTTTTATGCGGGAATTATCATTTAGCCACCTTAACTGATATGGAAAAAAATGTTGCGAAGCGGGAGTCTTTAGCTCATTCTCTTTATTCGGGTTCATTTTCTTCCTCACTTGAATCGTTGTGCTTTATTCCCAAAATTTCTTCTTCTATCTGCCGTATAATTTCAGGCGACAAGCCTTTTTTTCTGCGTTTATCTTTTTTGGCAACAACGTCTTCATATTCTTTAACCTTGGTGATTAGAGAAAGTATTTTTGAAAACGTGTATAATTGCCCTGTATTAGTTTTTTGACCATTCTCTATATCAGAATTTATTGTCCGCATTAATTTTCTTGAAAATTCATATAATTCTTCATGGAACGCCACGTCTTTTCTTAAATATTGGTTACGTTTTTCAACCCAACCTCCTTCGTTTCTCCAAGCTCGTATTGTTTTTTCAGAAAGTTTCAGTCTCGCTGCTATTTCTGCAGAAGTAAGGTTCTCATGGACAAACATTTTTTCAGCTTCATAAAAATGCAGGTGTTTTTTACTCAAAGTATTTTTCTCCTTTATCTGAATGATTTTTTGCAAATCAGCAAGCCAAATCAGAGCCCTGATGGAACTCTTTTGTTTAATTGATTTTAAAGCCTTCGGCTCTTCCTCTACAGCACAGATGTTTCAGGAAGTGATAATGTCTGCCGGAATATTTTTTCTGATTTCTTTTTAATCACCCTAACATACTTTTTTGTTCCATTTCATAATTATTGGAACTCTCTTTTATCAGGTAAACGGAATTTCTTTTTACTTTGAAGTGGAACGGAAAGAAAGTTTATACTGCTTTTTAGCTTTTCAAGAAAAAACAGATTCACAAAGACTTAATGGCAATTAAGGGGGCATTTTAATGAAATTTTTTGAAGTATTTAAAGCAGGTAATTATCCGCAGGGAAAATTTTCACAGGAAGATGTTGAAACACTTGCAAAAAACTACGACCCAAAATTCTGTGAAGCACCAATTACACTTGACCATGAACAAAAGGGACCGGCTTATGGTTGGGTGTCAGAATTAAGATCAGAAAACGGCAAGTTAAAAGCAAGTTTCAGAAACGTTGCAGATGAATTAAAAGATTATGTTCAAAGCGGAAAATACAAAAAAATTTCTGTTGAAATTTACAAAGAACTCGAAGGCAAAAAACCATATTTAAAAGCTGTTTCTTTTCTTGGAGCGTGCATCCCGCAGGTAAAAGGAATGGACAATATCGAATTTAAAGAAGGTGAATCCGAAACATATATTTTTGAGATTGAAGAACAAGTATCTGAAATTAAAATGAATGAAGATCTTGTAAGACTTCAAAACCAAATATCAGTACTTGAAAGTCAGGTCGTTCTTTTTATAGACAAACCTAATAAAAACGAATACAACGAGCTTGCTTCAGAGCTTCAGCAAAAAGTTAAAAACATGTCTGTGCAAATTTTAAAAATGCAGGATGAATCCGTTTTAAGGAAAAAAGCCGAACAGGAATTATCAAAATTAAAACAGCAACTAAGGGAAAAAGAACTTGAAAAATTTGTTGATGAGCAGATTACATCCGGTCATCTTTCTCCTGCACAAAAAGAAACAACACTGAAAATACTTACAGCTCTTAATAATGTGCAGAAATTTGACGAGTCGGATTATATTGAAGCATTCAAAGAATTTATTAAAACTTCACCTATGCAATTTGATTCTTCAGAAATTGCAACCAAAGACAAAAAATCCAATGCTGAAAAAGAATTCAAAGAATTTTCCAATGCGAGTGAAGACAGCATCGCTATTTACAATGAGGCAAAACAACTTTCAGAAAGAGAAAAAATCTCTTTTAAAGAAGCTCTTTTGAAACTATACGAATAAAAACCTCCAGCTGAAAATCCAAAGAATTACAAATTATTTAATAAAAACAGGAGATTATCATGGGCAGATTAGAAGACTTACGCATAAATGCGTATTTATCAGAAGTGGCAAGAGGCTACACAAATTCAGCTTTTATTGCTGATGCCTTATTCCCGACAATAGAATCAGACCTCGAAAAAGTCGACATCTTTGAATTTAACAAGGAAGCTTTTCAGGTCTATAACACTGAAAGAGCAATCAGGGCAGATTCCAATGTTGTGAGTCCTAAAGGTTTTACCAAAAAGACTGCAACCTTAACCGAACACGACCTTGCATATCCCATTGATTACAGGGAAGAAGAGGAATCCAAAAAAGTTAAACTCCAATTACATGCAACAAATGTTGTGACAGAAGGACTCAGGCTTAAGCAGGAAAAACAATGTGCTGATCTTGTGCAAAAACCTGCAAGTTATCCTGCAGGAAATAAAATCACACTTTCCGGCTCTTCAAAATTTAATGTTGACGGTTCAGACCCTGTCGGCGTGATTGAAGATGCTAAAGATGCAATAGCAGGCAAAATAGCGCAAGACCCCAATACTATGGTTATCGGTCATGAAACCTGGAAAATATTAAAAAAACACAAACAGATACAGGGGCTAATAAGCAACAACCAGAACAAGATTGTCACACTCAATTTTCTGAAAGAAATTTTTGAAATTCCAAATATCGTAATCGGCAGGTCTGTTTTTATGAATGAAAACGGCAATTTTACAAAAGTCTGGAAAGACAATATTATCCTTGCTTACGTTCCGGCTTTAAGTTCACGAACGGAGTATGACCCGTCATTTGCTTACATGATTAAAAAGAAAAACGCTCTAAATATCGATGAGTACAGAAAAGAAGGCAATAAACTCAAATTCATAAGGGCAACAGATATTTATACACCGTTTCTTGTCGGTCCCGACGCAGGTTATCTCATCTCTGATACAAATTAACTTCAACTTATATCTTTAAACAAGATTTAACAGGTCATTACAAAGCATACAGGAGAAAATATATGCCTAAATACAAAGTAAAAGGAACAGACATACTGCACAACAAAGTGCTTCATCCTGACGGTTCAACAATTCAGCTCGCTAAAGATGAAGCAGAAAGACTAATTGACCATCTGGAATTCCTTGAAGATGACCCTGAGGTTTTTCCGCAGGAAACAGGGCAAACTGCTCAGGCGGTAAAAACTGAAAACATTCCTCCTCAAACAAACCAAAATAATCAAAGGATAAATCAGGACAACAGAAGACCTTTTCGACAAAATGACAGGCGGGGGCAAAACCAAAGAAATCAAACTTCTGTAGTGAATGCTCCTGCAACACAGACTACTGTCTCAAATGCGCCTGCAATTCAGGCCAATGCTGCAAACATTCCTGCAGCTCCAACGAATAGTAAAGAGGTAAATACACCTGCAATTTCTGTAACACCGGCACCGCAAAATGACACGCCAAAAACTACAGAAACAAGCCCGCAAATTACACCACCCCAAAACATGAGGAGGGCATAAACAATGGCAGAAAAAACATATAAACCACTTTTAATGGAAACCGTGCAGGCAGCAGTAAATCTTGAAAAACAAAGATTTATCGGATTTGACGGAAATTATTGTACTGCTAATGCTAAAGCCCTTGGTGTTTGCGATGTTGAAATTGAATCCGGTCAATATGCACCTGTTGCATTATTCGGAATTCTTCTTATGCAAACAGCAGGCGCCATCACAGCCGGAAGCAAAGTCGCTTCCGATGCAAACGGTTATGCTGTAGCTTACACAACAGGAGAATCTAACGGCTATGCTCTTGATGCTGCAGCAGGGGCAGGAGAAATAATCAGAATTGCACGAGGCATCTAAATGTACTGCACGCTGGATGACATAAAACAGCAGGTTCAGGAATCCACCCTGATTGAAATCACAGATGACAATCAGGCAAATGAAATCAATACAGCAATTGTTGATGAAGCGATTTTATACTCGGAAACACTCATTGACGGATATTTAAGAGGCAGGTACACGCTTCCGTTATTCACAATTCCAATGTTAATAACAATGCTTGCTGTTGATTTGTCAATCTTTAGACTCTATTCAAGAAGATTTCACACTGATATGCCCGAATCTATAAATAATAAATACAAAAATTCAATAAAACTTCTGGAGCAAATTCAAAAAGGAATTGTTTCTCTTGGAATTGAAATCGAAGGAACACCCCCTGAACTTGGCGAATACAGAACAAACATGACTTTTCAGGACAGAATTTTCACTAAATCAATGCTGGAGAATTTTTAAGTGATAAATGATATTGAAAATCAAATAATTCAAAAGATAAAAGAAAATATCCCTGAACTTCACATTGAAGGATTTCCTGAAAAACCTTCCGAATTCAGATTGACCCATTCAAAGGGAGCAATACTCGTTCACTATCAGGGCGGCAACTATTCAGAATCAAAAAGTATCGGCTATATCGTTCAGGATAAAAAACTTGAGTTTTCTGTAACAGTCGTAACAAGAAACCTCAGAAGCCACGAGGGATCGTATTTTTATCTTGATAAAGTCAGAAACATTTTAACAGGATACAGACCCGATAACTGCTCAAAAATGCAGTCCACAAAAGAAGAATTTATCTCTGAAGACAATGGAATCTGGCAATATTCAATAAATTTCAGTTTAACGACACCAACAATAGAAAATTATCAGGAGGTGATATAAATGCCAGCAAATTTTCTGCACGGAGTTGAAACAATAGAAATAAAAAAGGGAGCCCGCCCTATAAGAACTGTAAAAACAGCAGTCATCGGGCTCGTTGGAACAGCTCCGGTTAATACTGTTGGAGCTGACTATAAAACAATAAACAAACCCGTTTTAATTACCAGCGATAAAGATGCGGCTTTGTACTTCGGACAGCCAACAAACGGATTTACAATACCCTCTGCGTTAAACGCAATCTTCGATCAGGGTGCAGGTATTGTAATAGTGGTAAATGTTTTTGATCCGGCTGTTCATGAAGATGTTTCTGATGTTCAGCTGTCTGATATTATCGGAGGAGTTGATGCTCAGGGAAAAAGAACCGGAATGCAATGCTTTAAGGATGCTTATTCCCTGTTTGGATTTTATCCTAAAACCCTTATCGTCCCTAAATATTGTGAAGATATGGCGGTTGCAACTGAAATGAATGCTATTGCTGCAAATATTAGAGCAGTGGGGATTATTGATGCGCCTGTCGGAACTAGTGTACAGGGAGCCATTACCGGAAGGGGAGCATCAGGAACAATTAATTTTAATTTTAGCTCCGACAGGCTTGTTCTTTGTTATCCGCATTTAAAAGTTTACGATACCGCAACAGACACAGAGCGATTAGAACCATACTCCCAAAGACTCGCAGGAGTGATAGCAGCAAAAGATATCGAGAAGGGCTATCACTGGTCTCCCTCGAATACTGAAATCAAAGGAATTATCGGCGTTGAAAGAAACCTGACTTCGATGATAAATGACCCCGCAAGCGAGGTAAACCTTTTAAACGAAGCAGGCATCCTAACAGTCTTTAATTCCTTTGGCTCAGGCTTTAGAACTTGGGGAAACAGAAACGCAAGTTATCCATCCAGTACTGATCCCACTAATTTTATCAATATCAGAAGAACGGCAGACATAATCCATGAAAGTGTTGAATATTCGATGCTTCAGTTTATTGATTACCCGATAGACAACGGGTTAATCGATTCAATTTGCGAGTCAGTAAACGCTTTTATCCGTACTTTAATCGGCAGGGGAGCATTAATAGACGGTAAATGCAAATTTAACCCTGCTAAAAATCCTCCAACCGAAATAGCTAACGGACATTTAACCTTTGATATTGAATTTATGCCGCCCACTCCTGCAGAACGAATAACATTCGAAAGTTTCATAAACATTGAATTACTGAGGAGTTTAATACAATGAAAATGCTGTTAAATAGATGGCGATTAATGGAAGTAATCATTGACGATAGAGACCAATGCTCCAATTGTCAAAACAAAAAACTTTGCCCCTTAATTCGCACCCTTAAAGACGATGTGGTTATTTTAAGGTTCGGAAGAATTGATGTTAAATGGTGCGGTCTTTTTAAGCAGAAGGAGGCTTAAATGTCAAAAATAAAAATAAACAGACTTACAAACGCAAACATCTATATGGACGGCAATAACCTGCTTGGCAGAGCCGAAGAAATCCAGCTCCCGCAAATTAAACACAAAATGGCAGAGCATAAAGCACTTGGAATGGTTGGAAGTGCAGAGTTTTTCGCAGGAATCGACAAGCTGGAGTGCAAAATCAAATGGAATGCTCTTTATACTGAAGTCCTTAAAAAAGCGGCTAATCCTTTTATTGCTGTGCAATTACAGGTTAGGGCTTCTCTGGAAACTTATAACAGTATGGGCAAACTTGCAGAAGCTCCTGCCATTGCGTATATAACAGGAACGTTTAAAGAATTTCCACTCGGTAACTTTAAGCCGCAGGATAACGCAGAGTATGAAACCACCATGAGCGTTAATTACGCAAAATTAATCGTTAACGGTGAAGAAATATTTGAAATAGATGTCCTTGAAAACATCTACAAAGTAGAAGGCACAGATATTCTGGAAACTTACAGAAACAATATAGGAGCGTAAATTATGAAAGAACTTACATTACCAAGCGGAAAAACCGCAACATTTAAAAAAGGCAACGGTCAAACCGTTTTAAATGCACAGAGAAAAGCCAAATACCCTGAAGAAATCATGTTTGCCCTTATAGCTGAAATAACTGACATCGATGGACAGCCAATAGTTTATGAAGATTTGCTTGAAATGGATATGGAAGATGTTCTTATCCTGAATGCCCAATTATCGGGGAAGCTCCAATCATTACAGCAGAGTGCATTATACTCCTTTGCAAAACCACAGGCTGGCAATTAAGCGAAATCAAGCAAATGGAACTATCCGAGCTGGAGTTCTGGGTCAATCAGGCAATTAAGTACAGACAAGCACAATCTGAGGCATTTGAAGATTTATGTTAGACACCATGATGAAAGTATCTTTAACCCTTACCGCCTTCGACAAGATGTCGAGGGTTATTAAAGATGCTGTCAGCACATCTAATCATGAATTTAATAAACTTCAAAAGGAAATCCATGAAACTTCAGAAATGCTGGATAAACTTGGCAAAAATATGATGACAGTCGGTGCCGGAATGACCGCAGGAGGACTTGGTTTAGCTCATACCCTTGGTTTAACTTCAGCTATACCGCAAGCACTTGAAATGGAACACAGGCTAAGAGAGCTCGGCAATGTCGGGCAATTAACAGCAAACCAGCTTGCTGATATGGACATGAGGCTTGGTACTATCTCAAAATATACCAACCAATTCCGCCCTGAAATCATAGAGGGATTGAGTGTGCTTGTCGCATCCGGTGTTGACCCAACAAAAGCCCTTGATTATATGAATGTCATAGGTAAAACTGCAACGGCAGAGCAAGCAGCTATTATCGATATTTCAAAAACAGCTTTTTCCGTTACAGATAACCTTAAAGTTCCTGTATCAGAGTTAAACAGGACAATGGATATCCTTGCCCAATCAGGAAAAGAAGGCAGGTTTGAGCTTAAGGATATGGCAGGAGAATTTCCGGGACTTACTGCAAGTGCATCAATGCTCGGAATGAAAGGTGTTCCTGCTGTAGCACAACTCGGAGCAGCTCTTCAAATTGCAATGAAAGGAGCAAAAGATGCACCCGAAGCTGCCAATAACCTACAAAACTTTATGCAGAAAGTAACAGCACCACAAACACTGCAAAATTTCAGCAAGAAATTTGGCATTGATTTAAAATCGGAACTTTTAAAAGCAGTATCAGAAGGCAAAGACCCGATACTTGAAGTTCTAAATATTATCCAAAGGGCAACAGGCGGAGATGTGTTTAAAGTTTCCGAGATATTTCAGGACATGCAGGTTTTAAATTTTATAAAACCAATGATGAAAAACCTTAAAGAATACGAAGCGATTAAAAAATCTGCTTTATCAGCTACCGGCATAGTAGACTCGGATTTCCAAAACATGATGGGTACAACAATAGAGCAGTGGAACATGTTAAAAATCAACATGATGGAACTTGTCCTGCCAAATCTAGCTGAGCCGCTAAAAGCAGCAAATAAAATGCTTGAAACCATAAACAAAAATCCCTTGCTTCAAAAAGGAATATTCGCTTCAGTTATTGGACTTACAGGCGGAGGACTGCTTTTAACCACACTTGGAGGAGCGGTTTTCCTTGTCGGAAATCTTGTTAAGGGTTATGGCTCATTTTTAAATCTGGCAAGGAATTTAACTCCTATATTATCTCAAAATAGTATGCAATTGCTTAAATTTCTTGGACTAAACACAACTCTCGGCAACCTGCAAACAACAGCAAGTTTAAGGAATGCTGGCAATCCTATTGGAATTGACCTGTCAAAATTCTCGACTCAATCAGGATTAATGGCAGATATAAGGCGAATAGATAACAATCTTCGCTCAACTATCCTAAAGACCTTTAAAGAATTGCCTTTAAACACAATTAAAGCAACAACTTCACTGAAAGACTGGACTATTGCTTCCCTTAAAGCTGTTCCAAACAGTTTTCTAAATGGGTTAAACATCTTAAAATCAGGCTTTTTAAACCTGCCAAACATAATTAAATCAGGAATTATTGCTATTAGAACACTTTCCCTTACCTTACTCACCTCTCCCCTTTTCTGGATTGGAACGGTATTAGCAGGTGCTGCCCTCCTTATTTACAAATACTGGAAACCTATTACAGGATTTTCCAGAGGTGTATTTAAGGGGTTACAGGAAGGACTTGCTCCGCTCCAACCGGCTTTTCAATCTCTTGCTGGAGCTTTTTCACCATTGCTCACACCCTTAAAAGCTGTATGGAGCTGGATTAAAAATCTTATCCAGCCTGTTAACGATACAGGAAATGCAGCGGAAAAAATGGGGCTAAGGTTTGGAAAAGCTCTGGCAGGAATTATTTTAAAAATTACAGATTTAATCAAAAAAATGTTCGATTTAGGGGCAAAAATCGGCGAAGTGCTTTCATTCGGACTACTTTCAAAGACAGGGAAAACACAGCAGGCAATAGAAAAACACGCTCAAATTATTAGAGATTACCTTCCTCATTCACCAGCCAAAATGGGACCGCTTAAAGATTTACATAAAATAAAACTCATAGAAACTATAGCAGCAACAATAAAACCTGCTCCCCTAATGGCTGCAATGAATAAAGCCTTATCTCTCAAGTCAAACCCAATCACTATGTCTAATTCAAGACAGGGAAGTTCAGGCGGAGCAGTTTCAATCAATTATAGCCCGACAGTAAATATATCGGGAGGAAGCCCGCAAGAAAAAGAAGAATTCCTGCAAATACTAAAACAGCATAAAGACGAGATTTTAAGAATTGTAAAAGCTGAAAAACAAAGACAGGAAAGGTTAGCTTATTAACAAAGAGGCAGAAAATGTTTG